ACAATATGGGGAGGGCCCAAGCGGCTCCGGTGTTGTTGGTAGCGGGTTTGCTAAGAGGGGCGACGTCGGCATATTCTCCGTTGTCTGGTATGAAAAAGAAAGCGGACGCTTTAAATAAAAGAGCGAAGAAGTTTGCGGATCACTTGGGGCGCGAAGCGTATGAAAATAGAGAGGCGATTGATACTGCGATAACGGTAGCAGCGACAGTGGCTGCAACGGTAGCAATCCCGATGAGCGGAGGTGCTTCTTTAGCGATCATGGGAGCGTTAACGGCTTACAAAACGGCACAAGGTGCGGTGGAGGGAGGCGTCTACGGCGCGTTAGCCGGAGCGGCGACGATAGGGAATGCTTTCTTGACTACGTATGCCGGAGGAATGGTATCATATGATCTGAGCTACAGTTATGAAGACGGTTTCGGAGCGAGTGTGGGCGGTGGAATGAAAATAATGGACGGCCTAGGAATCGGAGCAACGTTAAGCTACAACGAACAAAGCGGTTTCGGAGCAAGCGTAGGCTTGCAAGCTGGAACAAGCGCTCTGAGTTACAATGCGGGACTGAGTTATTCCCAACGAGATGGAATATCCGCTAACGCAGGCATCGGGCTAGGACTTGGCAAAAACGCAGCGACAGGATCATATTCCAGTACTCTAAACTTAGGGGTTAGCTACAATCGACGAGACGGATTCGGAACAAGTGTAGGAATTTCCAGAAACAACAACGTAGTGATGCCGGGAGTGGGAGCGACCATTAGCAGATCTGAATATGGAGGTTTTGGAGCGGATATATCCACAAATCAATACGGTTCTGTAGAAGGTAAAAACGGTAAGGGCGCCTTTGGAGGAGTTAGCGGTGGATTATCGTGGAGCGAGCGAGACGGCTTTACCGCAAGCTTTAACATAAGCGGAACGAACGCGTTCAGCTACAATTCCCAAACGGGACTATCGTCTAACAGTGATTTCTTGTCCCAGTATGCGATGAACAACGGAATGTCTCAAGGAGTGGCTCAGACGGATGAGGAGAAGGCTCATGCTGCGAGAGTGGAAGCGGAAGAAAGAGCAAGAGCCGCTCAGAACAGAAATAATTCTGAAAAAGGTGCTTCGAA